CTGAGGCTAACCAGGAGCAAGGAATCGGCAACGACCCTAGCTTTGAAGAACTCAGAAAAACTGTTATGGAGATGTCTGAGGACTCTAGTGTTCAACTAGAACAACCTGAGATAGAGACAGAAACAGTTGACTCCGTAGAGCAAACAGATGATATACCAGATGACCTCAAGGGGAAAAGTGCTGCTGAAATTGCCAAGATGTACCAGAATTTGAGAACCTTGCAATCTAGACAGGGAAAAGAAATAGGAGAACTTCGGAAATACAAGGAAGCTATGGAAAAAGAAGTTCAGGAGAGGGATAAATACTCTGTAGATGTAACCTCTGATGAATTTCTTGCAGAGTATGTAGACAACATGGAGAAAGAGGAAGCTGATAAGTTCTTAGATGAATTTACTCAGAATCCTAAGAAAGCTATCCTTCCTGTAATCCGAGAGGCTCTTAATCCTGTATTAAGGAGAATGGCTAAACAAAATAATGACGAAGTTGTTAATAGGCTTAAAGCAGAGACAAAGGACAGTATTATTCCTTATGAAAAGTACGAAAAGGAAATTCACCAGGTTCTTGACCAAAAAGACGAGCATGGAAGAAGAATTCTCTTTGACAGATTTGGTTCTAGAGCTTTTGAGGAGGCTTACAATACTGTTTTTAGAAAACATTTTCCAGAGGAACGGAAGAGAATAGAAGAAGAACTTAAAGAGGCTAGGGAAAAGGCAGACACCGATGCTTCAAGAAGAAGGGCATTTGTACACCCACAAGGGTCTGCTTTGTCTACTAAGGGGACTTCACTCAAACCAGAGGAGATGGATTTCCATCAATTCCAGGAATATGTAATTGCCAGGAGTGCTGCAGAGAGTGGAGAATAGTATCTAAGGGGAAATTCATTAAAACCCAAGGAGAAATTTAAAAATGCCTACAGGCGTTGCAACATCAACTAGTTCATTAACTCAATTAATGAAGGTCTACTATGACAAAGCCCTATTGTATTATGCTACCCCATCTATGGTTATTGACCAGCTGGCAGATAAGTCTAGGGATATTCCACAAAGAGAAGGAAAAACTGTAAACTTTACTAGATATATCCCATTGGATATTGTAGAAACTCCTACTCCTGAAGGAGAAAACCCTGATTATGTCCCATTGCAGGCTTTCAACTTTGAGAAAACTGTCTCAAAGTATGCTAACTCTGTAAGACTTACTGACTTAGTTAAGCTGACTGCCTACGATGATGTAGCAAACTCTGCTGTTATGCTGCAGGGTGAGAATATGGGAAGAAGTGTTAATAGGCTCTATAGAAGGGCTATGGCTACTGGATTCTATCCTATGAGAGTTGATAACTCTTCAACTTATGCAAAGACTGGTACTGTTGGAGCTACTGCTACTGTGAACCAGGTTTCTGCTGCTGAATTAACAGAGGCTGACCACTTCTGGTGTGATGGAGTTATCGTGTTTACTTCGGGAAGAAATAAGGGTTCTGCTCATCTGGTAACTGGATTCAGTTCTACTGGAGATATTGTTACCTTTTCACCAGCTCTTATGGACGCTCCTGAAGAAGGAGATAAGTTTAGAATCGCAGTTTCTACTGGTCTTGATGCTACTAATGTGGTAACCTGTGAAGCAGTAGAAAGAGCTGTGGCTTTCTTAAAGTTCCAAAACGCTCCTAAGTATGATGGAAAGTATTTTGCTGGTATCTTAGACCCATTTGTTCAGTACGACTTCAGAAATGATTCGAGCTGGAGAAATGCCAATACCTATGCTACTCCTCAGAACCTCAGAAATGGGGAAGTTGGAGAGTGGGGTGGAGTAAGATGGTTTGAGGATACTGAGCCATATACCGAACTCGTTACTGATGGAACTGCCCATGAAAGCACTCAAGATAGAGGCTTTGGAAGATATGATATTTCTGGAACTATTAGACATACTCCAATCTTCGGAAAGCATGCTATTGCTGGAACAAGAATCGATGGCGTAAAAGATAAGGTTATCATCAAAGTATCTGGCTCTCAGGATACCTCTAATGCTACTAACGCATTTAGCCTGGTTTCTTGGAGAATCTTCTTTGTTGCTACCCCTCTTAATAGTATGTTTGGTGTTAATTTAATAAGTTCTGCTACTAACATTCAATAATTAATGGGAGGGACATACCCTCCCTATAACTTTTAAGGAGATAATATGGCGAAGATTGCTGAATTTAAAGAAGGAATTTCTGAAAGCTGGGTAAGAGGTCGCCTCTGGGACTTAATCTCCAATGCCTTTCCTTTTGGAGAGTCTGCTCTATGTGGTGTTCCTAACTTAGGATTAGCAGACCCTGCAGATATAACATATGTCTTTAATAACTTCACAGATGCAGATGCTGTAGATAGGTTTAAAAAGGAAAACACAGGAACCCCTACAGTAACTATAGAAGATATAGATGGTGGAGTTTTAAAGGTTGCAAATTCTGCAACATCTAACCATGAATCCTTCTATTATACTCCCAAGATATTTACCTTTGCAGAAGGAAGACCTATATGGTTTGAGGTTAGGATTAAGGGTGTTGAAAAGGAAACAAATAAGCTAGGGCTTATTGCTGGGATAACAGACGCATGGGGTGCTGGATTACTTGTTAATTCTACTGCTGCTCCTAAGAGTACTTATAGTGGCTTTATGTTCTATAAGAAGTCTGGGACAGATATGAAACTTCACTCTCATTCTAGTAACGCAACTGCTCAGAAAGATAATGAGATAGGGATATATGCTTCTAACACATATTATAAGCTAGGAATGTTCTTCACAGGAAGAAATGTTGCTAATAACATTAGAGTGTGGTTAGATGATGTAGAAGTGGCAAAACATAGCTTAGATGTAACTACCCCAATAAGTGCTGGAGCTGGCTTTGGAGTTAAGAGTACTTCTGCTAAGGCTGAGGAAATCTTTATAGATTATATTGTTTGTGTTCAATTAAGATAAGAGGTGATGTAATATGGCTAGAATAGGTTGGAATATTGGTGGAAATCAGCCTGGAATAGAAGGGACTACTACTACAGGACATTCTGTAGAAATAAATGGAACTGCTTATGTAAAAATCCCTGTAAAGAGGTCTGATGGAAAAGTGTTTTATTTACTAGCCTGTGAGGACTGGGATTTTGCTGCAAAGGCTGGTGCTCAAGGATAGATAGCTGGCGACGAGCTTATCGTCGCATATCTAATTTAGAGGTGCTATATGATTATATTCTCTAGTGGACTAATAGATGAGAGTGTTCAAGTTGCTAGCAATAAATGTTGCCTGATAGGATATTCTTTATATTCTGATGATGCAGGTGGAGCTACCTTAGAACTATTTGATGGCACAAATGACTCAGGAGTTCTAGTAGGTAAACTTGTTGTAGGAGAGAATGGATTTCTTCAATATAACTTGCCTTCTATGGGAATAAGATGTCCTATAGGTTTATATGCAAAACTCACAGGAGATGGAGAGGCTCTTGTATATTATAATAGGTAAGGGGGTGATATAATGGCAATACCTATTTGCAGAAATGATTTTGATAAAGCTATGATAAAACTTGAAAGGCTTCTGAGAGAGGGGAACAAAAGAGTTATGGATAGAGTAGAAAATCTTGAGAAACATTCAAGGTATTCCTCAAAGCAGATTGAAGATTTCTTGAAAACTCAGGCAAAAAAGAGTGGTGAGAAAAAAGATGCTTGAAAACATTAATGAAATAATTGAAGATGTTCGCTCTCTTATTAATGAGAAAATCCCTGGATTTTGGTCTGATGATGAGATAACAAGATGGGTCAATGAAGGACAAGAGATTCTGGCTACAAAGACAGGGCTTCTTTCTAGTTATTATCATAAAGTATTAGTAGAAGAGGATATAGAGAATGGTAGAGAAATAAGGCTCAATCATGACTTCCTGGCTTTTGATAGAGGAGGAGTTCTTTATAATGGAAAACCCCTGAGTCCTACTTCTATAAATGTTCTAGATGACTATTCTCCTAATTGGAGAAATGTCTCTGGAGTTCCTGTTAAGTATTATACGAGGGGAGACCACTTAGGATTCTATCCTAAACCAAGTGTTGGAGACACTGTATCTTATTATGGAATAGAAAGGGCTGATAAACTCTCAGATGAGGAGAGACCCTTTAATAATGACTATAGAACTGTCTCCTTTAGAAAACATATAAGGGATTATGCTATTGCTCATTGCTGGTATAAAAAGAATGAGATGGCTAAATATGCAGAAAAAATGGCTTCTTTTGAGAATGGGATAAGAGAAGTTAGGTCTATCCTAACTAAAAATGAAGATGAAGCTGTATTTATGATTCCTGATTCCAAACACTTTGGTATAGGAATCTCTTATGGAATAACAAGTAAGTTTGATTAGGTGATATATGGCTAAACAGATTGTTAAAATATTAGATGACCTTTCTCCATCTCAAATGAAACTTAGAGATATTTCAAGACCTCCTAATGGTCTTAAAAACATGATTATAAACGAACTAGGTCAAGTAGAGAAAAGAAAGGGCTATGAGAGATATAATGAAGTTCCTTTGAATGAAGATAATCCTATTTTAGGAATGCACAGGTTTTATAATGAGGAAGATAAGACTAAAGAGTTCTTAGTTGCCTGTTATGATAGATTATATAAGATAGATGAGGCATATCCCCATGATGGGGATTCTTTGTCTTCTAATGAAGGAGTTTAGAGATGGCTTGGCATAGTGCAAGTAATGTCGTAACTAGTGCGAATTTCTCTAATGGTGATAATATAAAGACCTATAATACTACAACTTATGCTAGAGGATTTACTTCTATCCCATATACTAGTTATAGTCAGTCCATAACTGCTCTTTTTGGTAGTGGAGTTGTATATAAAAAGTCTATAAGATATAGAATAGTTAATCCAAATATAGCAGAAAATACTGCTGCTAGTGTAGTGTATAAAGTTGAGATAAGCAGTGATTATTCTAATTGGGAACAAATACATGAAGGGACTATTCCCAAAGGTAATACTTTCCCTAATACAATAATAATAAATAAATCAGCCTCATATTGTAGAATAACAATTCGTTCTGGAACAGCAACACATAAAGCATATGCAGATATATATTATATTCAGGCTGAGACATTTGACATACCTTCTGTAACCACTGTTGGAGCATCTTCAGTATCTCAGACAGGGGCTACTTTAATAGGAAGTATTACTAATACAGGTGGTCAAAACTGTACCTCTAGAGGATTCTTTTATAAGATTGGCTCTGGTGGAACCCAAATGACTATTGGGAATACTGGTAGTTTTGGTACAGGAGAGTTCACAAGAGAACTTTCTGGACTTAATCCAGCTACTACATACTACTATCAGGCTTTTGCATATTCTCCTAATGTGGGTACAGGAACAGGGGTATGGAGAACTTTTACTACACAATCTCCTCCATCAGCTCCTTCAGTAACAGTATCAGATGCTACCAAAGTAACTGTAGATTCTGCTCAGCTCAATGGAAGAATATCTTCTATCAATGGAGCTACCTGTTCAGTAAGAGGATTCCAATGGAAAAAGGGCGTAGATGGAACTGTTTATAATGTCTATGATTCTGGTTCTTTTGGTGTTGGAGATTTTAATAAAACTATAACAGGATTAGATGATGAGACAGAATATTATTTCAGGTCTTATGCTACTAATGCCTATGGGACAACCTATAGCTCTTCCTGGAAAACATTCACAACATTAGTTATATTACCACCTTCTGTAGATACCTTAGATGTAGAGGAGAACACTCATAATTCTGCAATCCTTAGAGGAGAAGTAACATTCTCTGATGAGAGACCTATTATAGAAGTAGGCTTTGAGTATAGACTCGGAGTAGACGGAGAGCTATTCTATACAGCTGAACAGGGAGATGATTTTGGAGAGGAAGAGTTTGAGCTTCCTATATTTGGACTTATTCATTATGCTGAATATCATTATAGAGCATATGCTAAGAGCGATAGTGGAAAAGCATATGGAGAATGGAAATCTTTTTGGACAGATGCAAGCATTCCTGTTGTAGAAACATTATCCTGCTCAGGAATCAGGTCAACATCTGTTACTGCAAATGCCAGACTAATATCAACAGGTGGAAAGGATTGTACAGAAAGAGGATTCTGTTATACTGACGAGGATAGAGACCCTGATACCAATGATACCAAAGTTAATGAGACCAGTGTTCCTGGATTTGATATAGGAGACTTTTCTTTAGAGATAACAGGACTTACTCCTAATACCAACTATAGAATAAGGTCTTATGTTATTAATGAAGAAGGAATAGCATATGGTAGTTCTGTCTATATTACAGGATATGTGTTCACACCTAATGCCACTACCTATTTTACAAACTTCTTTAATAAATGTTATATAGTAAATGGTGTAGATGGTGTTGTAAAATATGATGGTCAATTTGTGAATAAAGTGGGAATAACCCCTCCAGAAACCCAGGCTTCAGGAACTGCCAGTGGAAGTGGTTCTGGGCTAGGAGCTGGAGATTATAAATTTGTATACACCTTTGTAGACTATCATGGTTATGAAAGCAACCCATCTCCCGATAGCGATGCCATACCTACATCTGCTGAAGAGAAGATTACCTTAACTATAGGAGTATCAGAAGACCCAAAGATAGTTAAGAGAAATATATATAGAACTGCTGTTAATGGAGGCACTTATTATTATGATGGAACTGTTGATGACAATACTTCTACATCTTATGAATCTACAAAAGCCGATATTGCCCTAGGCTCTTTATTAGAAATAGACCACTATCCTCCTCCAGAGGGTTCTCATTTAATAGCTAAGAAGGGAAATAGA